TTTCATACTCGACTAATTTTTTACGAACATCCCCAAGAGCTAAGGCAGAGTTATAAATAAACTCCCGTGTCTTAGTCTCATGGGGATCTGTTTTTAGCCAATGCATAAAATAGGTTACAAGTAATTCACCATATGCGTCATCAAAGAAAACATTACGTTCTCTAGATGCAAACTCAGCATTTACTAATGCTTCTTTTGCTAACACATCTGGATGCACCTTATTTCCCAGGTTCTTCTCACCTGCCTTTCGGTATTTATCCATTTTTATCCTTGCATGTATTGTTTAGTCATCGCAACAATTTCATCAAATGTTGGATGAGGTGGTACGTTAGCACCTTCTTTGACAGCACTAATAGCAGTGTCTGCCCACTCTTGATAATGCCGATCTATAGCAACTGCCATTTGTCTTGCGTTATCATCCATAGTGTTTCTTGCTTGAGCTTGAGTGTAAGCCACATTAGCTTGTTGTAGACCTACATCTGCTTGTGCTTTAGCAAGTTCAAGTTCTTTAGCCTGTTGAGCTTCTTGTGATTGCTTTTGCATAACTTGCGCTGCTTTTTCTTTAAACTCATCCTCTGTGTAATCCTCTAGGAAGTCATTAGAGTCTAAACCCATTGCTTCCACAAGTTGTGTGGCTAGCATAGCAGGAGCTTCTGGTTTGACAACCATGCCAACACCTTGCGCTTTCAGCGCAGGTAATACCTCAGAACCAACTGATTTTAGTTTTTGAATCTTGTTAAGATTAGAGTTTTCTCCGATATCCACAAAGATTTCACATTCTAAGTTGTAAGGTAAATCTGATGGATTAATTGTAGCAAAAGAGTTAGCTAGTGTGCAAGAGACTTTCTGAGTCATGCATTTACGCAGTGTGTGGTATATTCCACGGCATAAATGTTTAAACCCTGTTTCTGCAAACCGTCTAGCAATCTGTTGTATTCTTTTCTGAGAAGCTGATTGTACTGCCGCTAGCTTTTGCTCAGAGTTTCCAGATACGTATAAAGTGTCGTTTAACCCTTGAGCCGCCTTTGACATACCTGTAGCTTGCTCTTTAATCATCTGCAAGTGCTCTAACAAAGGTACTGTTCCCGTACTCATTGTTTCGGGAACCAATGCAGAGACTGCACCATTGGGGTTACCATTAGTAGGTATGATCTGTTTTGGTTTCATGTTTTGAAGCGCAGAGAAATCTACTACGTTTGGATCTGCTAGCTTTGGTGAGTAGTTAGTTAAGTATGTGTTCTCAACAAACCCACGTAAGATAGCTGTAGACGCAAGAGTAGAGGAGCGTGTGAAGTCTGCGATAGACATTCCATAAAACTCAAACGGGATATTAATAGGAGACAAAGAAGCCAGAGGAACCATATCACAATCTTCTTCAAATAGAATATGTTTACCTGCAATAATGAATCTTTTTAGCTCTGCTATTCCATCCCCATCACGATCTACTCGCATCCAACACTCTGTAACCGTAACTTCACGATTAGCTTCTAATGGTGTCTCATCAAGATTCATCGAACCTTGCCAATATTCTTGACCTGTGATTAGTTTACGAGCCGCTACATCTTCTGCGTATCGTGTGACAATATTGTAGCTACTGTCTCCTAGACTATTCCAATCGTCTTCAGACAAGGCTTCTGATATCTCAGGCCACATCTTACGCATTTCTGAACGAGTGTATGTTGATTGCAGACCAACAAAGTCTGCATTTTCTATGCTCGATGCGTCCCTAGATATTCTAAAGGATTCTGGTGGAATAAGTTCTAGTTTAACTTTTGAATTGTTTATACGCCTACGTAAGCGTACATCGACATAGACAAGCTCCATTCCTTCGCCATCATCCATGACATCATTTTCAAATTGCAGATCCCCTACAATCTCTACGTCATCATCAGCGAGTAATTCGTCAAGTCTAGTTTGGTTAATCTTTTCGTATTCTTCAAATATGTAGGAAAAATCTTCTACGTAATCCCAACGTATAATTCCATTTTTCCAAAGCAACGCACATTTAATCCAAGACTCTAGGATAGACCATCCATCGTTTTGTTTAAATATGCAATAGTTTACTAATAATGATGCGTCCTTAGCTTTTTTATAAGCCCCTGGACTATCATTATAAGGGACAAAACGTGCTAGTCTTTGATTGTTTAAAAACAAATCAGACAAAATAGCAGAGTATGCCTCTACAGTTTCTGTAGTTGATGTGTCCACAATACTAGACACACCTTGTGGTGATAAGTGACCAACAGGTATTCCTGCGTACTCATACGTACTTTTGATTCTTTCGTTAGCTAAGTCAGAAGAGTTTAACCAATCTCCAACAGAATTGTTTACTCCTGCTTCGACAAGAGCAATAACCTGTTCATCAGTTACTTCTTCTTTATAGCCATAATGGGTAGACATTATTTATATCCCCCTTTGGTTGGAATCTTTTTAGTCTCCCTAAGATTATCACTAGTGTAATTTCCTGGGGTAGTCATCACTCTTTCTTTTACTTCTTTCTTTTTAGAAGTTTGTGGTGTTTGCATAAAACGAGACATACGATCTCCTATCTATCAATCTAAATGTTTAAGTCCCATAAGAGTGCCTTGATATGGCAGATAGTCTAGACATAACAATTTTTAGTCTGGTACGTCAAGACACTCTTATAAGACCTATCGAACTTTTTGTGGGTAATGAAGAGAACTTCATAAGTAAGAGGCATACTTTCCTTCTGTTAGCTATGCCAGACTAACTGAGGACAATAGAAGTCTGTTATAACCATTGTGTGTTATCTTGTTCTAGAGAACCTGCTCTATCTTTCCATGATAATCTATTTAAAACAAGTTTATCATAATGGGTTCGTAACACTTCACATCCCATAGCAAGAGCCATAACTGTATCATCGTGAGTTCCAGGGGATGCTTCCGTTTTTCCTGTTTCTGTAGATATATAGTCTTTTAGTTCTTGTATCATAATATTTGATGGAATGTATATGGCTTCATCGGTAATTAATCGTTTTAGATTACCAATAATAACTGGTTTAGTACTAAGCGTAGTCCTGAATCCTAATCTTACTCCCTCTTCATTAGAGACATTAGCAATCTTAGTTTGCTTGTACATATTTACATAATTCATTGATTCTAGCTTTTGTAGGGTAGCTATTCCCATTGAGTTAGACTCTACACAAAGAAATGCATTATTATAATAACGACCTAGATAGAATAACAACTCCCCGTATGTGCTAGGGTCAACTCTATTATCTCTGTATAAAGCTACTACTTTATAATCCTTATCTAAGACAACAGCACAACTGTAATCTTGGGCTACCCCTAAAGACACATCAGCGGCTATAACATAAGGTTTATCGAACTTTGGATATTCCCAAATATTCAACTTACCTTCTTTGTTGTCATCAAACATTTTAGAGTTTAGATCCCAAGAACGTATTGATTGTGGTGCTTCAGGTAATAATAAATCAAGCTTATCCACATCAAACACATTGGAACCAGACACAACAAAAGCTTCATCAGCAGACGATGGGTACTCTTGTTTAAACTTTAACTCTCCACTTTCTGCTATTTTGAGTCTTCTCCAAAATAATTGATCATTATCTAATTCATATTTTTCTTTTAGTGTTTCTTCTTCTGAGGTTAACTCCATACCTTCTGGTGCTGTTCTACGATATTCTTGAGTCCAGTACCACGGTAGGAATATAGGAAGATACTCATTCTCCCCTGCAACAGCACCTCTCCATAATCTGTAAAACTCACCTTGAGCACCATTAGCAGTACTCTCTAGAATTACTTCCGTACCATCAGCTTGTGATATACCTTGGAATAAACCTGCGAGAATCTTTTCATCATGTTGCCAAAATGCAATTTCAGATAAGTGTGCAATTGTTGGAGTAGTCCCACGACCTGCTTCGGGACTTCCTGCAGTATATAATCTGTAAGATCCTTTAGCTTCTTTATCGGAGTATGCGGGAGTTTTAATAATAATTTCTTTAGCATTTGATCTTTGTTCCTCCGGTTTTAATTCCCCTGCCATATTCTGGATAAGGTTCTTCGACATATTGAACAATGCATCAGAGGTAGCAGAGTCGTGTGCCATAACGACAGATCTTGTGTGTTGGTTAAAGTAGGTCTTCCAGAACACTCTGCCAGAGCAATATGTACTGATTCCTTGCTGTCTTGCCTTGAGGATAATTGCCCTAACCTTACCAGTTTTTTCCATTTGTTCATTAAGCTTCTCCGTAATATACATTTGAGCTTTATTTAACTTAAACGGTACAAACCCTTGTGTAGCATCTTTAGTAACAATCTTTATTTGTTCCTCTGCAAACTTAGCAAAGTCTTGTTTGTAATCCTGTAGCTTTAATCTTTTTTCTTTTTCTAAGATTAATTTTGTAATTTCTTTTTTATTCATGTGTGTCCTCAAGAATAATTCTGTACCCCCTGGAGTAATCTGGAGGTTAG